ATTTTGTCGGCATTAACTTGGTGAATGTCTCCGTTAAGGAGGATGTCAGCGTAACGACCTTTGTCATACCTAGCAAGATAATGAGCAAGCATCCTGAGTTCAATGCCTGCAAGATCAGCACCAACCATAATTTGGCCGGGCGTAGGTATAAATAGTCGTCTGTATTCTGGTTCACTTGGGACTTGTCCTAGGTTGGGTTTACGGTGTGCACAACGGTGCGTGTTTGTGGCTACTGAACAGTGATGATGAATACGTTTAGCACTCGTACATAGCTTCAGCCATGCGTTCATGCCTTCCGAGATCATCCCCAATTTCTTTGTAATATCGAGACACTTGAGAAACATCTTTGCGATGTCCGTCCCGATCTCCGTCAGAATCACCTCGTCGATAATAGGCTTCCCAGTGGGAGTCAGCTGGGTCGGTTTCCATCCATAAAAGGTCTTTAGAATCCATGCTATATGATCTCTCGATGTAGGGTTTAGTTCTTTGAGCTTGGTTACTTCGCAATCTTTGACATACCCGTATCTTCGGTTATCTGCTTTAGGAGTAAAGCTTGATCCGTAGACGAAAGGGTGCCGGTCACGTAGTAGTTGATAAGTTTCTTCAAGTTCTGTTCGGAGAGTCGATGCAAGTTGCCATGCAGCGCGTTCATCAAAACTCCATCCATGTAGCTCTTGTTGTGTGAGGATTCGTGCAACGTCATGTTCTAGCGCGACCCACTCAGGTATGGGTGGAAGTGATCGCATAGTTTTTTAGTGACAATAACATCTTGTACGCAGTAGTCTTCCATGGCTTGTGACCACTCAGACCAATCTGCATCTTTACCGAAATCGCCTTTGTATTCAGACAAGCGATGACCGTAAGCCTCAAGGCTGTGACGACCATACATTTGCAGTGGCATGTTCTTCCACTTGTGTTTCATGTCTAGATCCCTCAGGTCCGTGTGGTATAACCGCGACAGAAGAAGGGTATCAACGACCAAGGCGGTCGGTTCAAACCACGGATAGATCTTTTTAATACAGGGTATGTCGTACCCGATGATGTTGTGACCCGCGATAACTTCAGCATCCTCCAAACGTTGAATGCCTTTTGTAATCGGTTCAGTGTTCCCCTGGTCGTTGTAACGAAGGGTCTGATCAGTTTCCGAGTCGTAGATAACCACACAGTGGATGCAGGTAACATCATCTAAAAGACCGTCCGCTTCTAAATCAAAAATTAACATCGTTCCAGTGACGTATGACGCCAGCGACAATGAATAAGTTAGTTACGAAGATCAATCCGTTAGTTAGAAGGTTTAGAGTCAGCAGCTTTATACGCTGCAGATCCCTTCCACTTGTACGTCTTGTCAACAAACTGCGCTTTTTCAACTGCTTCAGGCGTGGGTGGGTTGGGTTTAGAAATCAGTTGTTGGGTCAAACTCTGCTTCTGGTTCAATTTCATGGAATTTACAGGTGGAAAGATCATAGCTCAGCTGACAGGCGACGCCAACTTCGCCAGAATATCGATTTTTAAGGACTCGCACAGTCGTAGTGCCTCGTTCAGATCCGCTCTGCTGATCGCGTTCGAGCGCAATGCAAGCATCACTGAGTTGAGCAATAGAAGCGGATCCTCTGAGCTGTCCGAGCGTGACTCGTGCACCCTCTTCATGGTTGACATCTGATGTGGTTCTCCGTAAGTGAGAAACAAGGAACAATGCAATGCCAGTACGCTCAACCAGTGAACGTAGCTTGGTCATTGTCGTGTCTATCATCTTCCGCTCGTCGCCGTCAAGGCCAGAGAGCAGAATAGACAGGTGATCAAGGAAGACAACACGGGTCTCAAGACCGGCTGCCATATATTCAATCCGTTCGTAAATGTGATCCGGGTCGTACGATCCAAAGCCATCGAATAGGTGTAGGTTCCAGTTTGCGATCGTTTTGTCGAACGCTTCGGTCAGCTCAGATCGATCAGGTTCTCCGAGGTGGAGGGACTTGCCGACCGCTGCTGACATAAGCCCGAGAGCTGTACGTCGGTTTGACTCTTCAAGTGCCAGATAACCGACCCGTTCTCCTTTGTTAAGCAGGTGAGTACATAAGTCGCGACAGACGGACGATTTGCCAATCCCTGATCCTGCAGTAATCGTGACAAGCTCTCCGTACCGGATCCCGTGAAGCTTTGATTGTAGTCCTTGAAACGGATAGTCATGATCTGATGGTGGAGAGGGTGTGGTGATGACGTCGAGCAAGGATTTTGCATCGACAATGCCATCAGGTTTGTATTGTACATGCTCGTAGTTACAAACCGCTCGGATCGCCTCGCTGTCGCCAGCTTGTAAAGCCTCTGAGGCGTCCTTGTAGTCGTCTAGAAAGCCGATGAACACCTTGCCAGGTGGTAACACACCGGCGGCATCCTTGGCGGCCTTCTGACCGGCTTCATCGTTGTCGAAGAACAGAACAATCTTATCATAGTAGTTGATCCATTCGTAGTTGTGCTGGATGGCTTTCTTGGCAGCAGGCGCACCGTTCGGAATGCTTACGACATCCCAGTTCGGTTGAGCCTCCCACACGGACAGCGCATCCATCTCACCTTCGACGATGACGAGCTTCTGCTCTTTTTTTGTGGTCTTGTGACGGAAGTTCTGCATTCCGTACAAGGTTTTGACCTCACCTTCACAGGTAAAGTCTTTGTTTTTAGTTTTTACCTTTGCACCGAGAAGTGCTCCAGCGCTGCTAAAATAATGGAAGCGTAAGTTCTCTCCGTCTTTATATGCCTTGAAGAACTCACAGGTCTTTTCTGAGACTCGTCGCTTCTGCAGCCTTCCGGCTGAGCCTTGTAGGTGGACATCTCGCATTTGGTGATTGTGAACAATGGTGGTGTCGTTACCACTTGTATGTGTGTAGCATCTGAAACAAAAGGCGTGACCGTCTGAGTACAAGGAGTTTGCATCAGACGATCCGCAGTTGTCACACGCCATGTGGCGTACAAATTCAGAGTCGCTCATAGGAGCCACTTAAGGGGGATATTTGCAAACGAACACCACGGAATGTTGTTTCGATCACACCACGCAGCGTACGTTGTTTTACTTTTTTTAGAGATTGTGTTGTAGGGTGCCTGAAAGACCATGCGAAGATCAATGTCAGGGTTTTGTTGTTTGACTGATTTGATCTTCTTTCGGTCTGCAGAATCCCAGTAACCCTTACACTCTAGATGCACACCGTTCGGAAGAACGAAGTCAGGGCAATAGGTGTGAGAGATTACATACGGGATCTTTTTACATTCGTATTCATATTTGACACCCAGTTCTACGAGAAGATCAGCGACCTTCTCTTCTAGACCTGAGCGGAATGCCATCAGTCTGCGTCTTCGAGGGCTTGCTCTACAAGTTCATCGACAATCTCATTGATTGCACGTTGCATCTCGTAGCGGAAATCATCACGGGACTTTTTGTATTTAGTCACCGTGATTGGAGGCAGCTTGGCAGTCATGTCGCATTGGTAAAGACCAAGCTCTTCGTTTTTGGTAATAGAAATGTCAATCATCAGAAATCGTCTTCGGGTTCGCCTGCATCGTTGGACACGTTGGGATCACCAACTTTAAAGCCTTCGGTCTTACCGAACAGCTCAGCTACATCTGCGTCGTCCATGTCACCGGTGTCCACACCAGCGGAAGACGAAAGAGAGATGACCTGCACAGCCTTCAGCTTCAGGCTCGTGCCGTAGGTCACACCATCCTTGAGGATGTAAGGCTTTTGGAAGAATGCCAGCTTGACTTTGGATCCACTGTACAGAGGCGTACTCTCGTCAGTGATCAGGGTGCCTTCCGTGTCAACCACAGGTGGCTTGGTCTCGTCGTTCCAGGTGAACTTGACCTGGTACTTACCTTCGGAGACTTCTTCCCAGGGCTCGGGCTTCATGACCGAACGCTTGGGGTTCTTGAGTTTAGATTCAGCCCACTTGAGGGACTCAGTGCGGTCAGCCTCAAGCTGATCCACGATGTCTTGACCGACCACAGCCATGAGCTTGTAGCCGAACTTACCGGGTTGCAGTACAGCCTGATAACCTTCGAGGACAACGGGCTGTTCAGTTTTGATGATGGTACGTGCCATTAACAGAAGAAATAGGTGGATTCGATGACCGAAGCTGGCTCAAGATCGCCAATCATCGGTGGGTCTGTCTCTGCCCCGATTTGATGGGCAAAGGAAGTTAGGTAGTCATGCTCCGCAAATAGGTGCATGTATGTCTCACGAACAATGGTCGATAGAACAGACATGTCAGTAGCACGACAAAGAACCGAGTCGTGTATGAGGGATATCGGAGCGTCGAAGCGTAGTGCAGATAGGTGCAGTAGAGAGGCATCGAGTGAGTGGATCAGGTTTGGTGCAGTAGCGTTCTTGTGGTGGTTCTTGTCAACTTTATCACTTGGTCCAACGGCTACCCGTACTTGACAACGACCAAGCAACTGCAAGTCAATCTGTTTGACCTGCGGTTTCATCAGACGTTGAGTAACGGAGAAGCCAGAAGGTGTGATCCAAGTAAGTTTGTCAAGACCACGGTCGATTGCATTGCCGACCTCTGACTCAATCCACGACATCACAGCCATAGGTCCAGGAACGATTACGTCCATGGCATCACGTACAGCTTTGACAGTAGCAGTCAAGTCATCCTTTTCGACCTCAATACCTTTCTCCTTCAATGCTTCACGTATGTACCCACGATTGGAGAACGGCTTGGCATTGTAAGGAACAGTCATCACGACTCTCTTTACAGTCTTCCTGTCCATGTGAGGCTTCACTGAATCAGGGACGTTCGGAGTCGCTTGCTGTGCGACAACCTTGTACGCATCCTGAGGTTTATCAGAAGGCAGTACGTTAACCAGCTTAGCAGTGGATGCGTCCCTGGCAAGACCTGCCAAGATCTGAAGACCACTGCATGTAGCATCTGTAGCTACAGGTAGGTTGGTGTGTTGTCTTGTACATGCAATCACACATGCATAGTATTCCTCACATGCTGCAAGGAATTGCCAAGGCTCATCAGCGACCTCCCATTCAGGAAGACATCCAACAGGATCAGTGGCTACACGTTCGATGATTGTGACATTATCACGTGTCCATGCCAACCGTTCAGCCATGGGTGCCTTGTCAAGTCCGTATGTTGTTGCGACTTGAAAGGCTAACCATTCTTCAGCTTCAGGTGTCATGAACGACTTGTCATGAAACTTGAGGAGTGACTTACCAAAGTCTGTATCTTGAGGTGTCAAGAATGCAGGTATAGGGTAAGCACGTCCACGATAATCAAACGACCACGGAATGTAGAACTTCTCGTAGTCTTTGAATATCTTCACTGCGTTCATTGTCATCCTTGTACGACATGACTTCTGAAACGCTTGTGCATTGATGTTACATACCTCTGCAGCTTTACGTCGATAGTCCTTGCGAGAATCTTTGTTCTCTGCAATATCAACTGGCTTGGGTGGAAGAGGTATCTCAACAACAGGGATAAACTTACCGACCTCAATACCACGTTCTTGAAATGTCTCTGCGACATGTATGATGAACGTGTTGAGGGTGTATCCAACCTTCTGAATTTTGTTCAGAAAGTTGATCGGGGTTTCTCCCTGTATAAGTAAGGGATCGCTCCGCCTCACCATGTTGTGACCACGCATGACCTCGTTAAGCAAGTAGCCACCAGGTGTGTCGTTGGTCCAGTCGTTAGGCTCGACAAGCATCGGCCATGCTAATGGGCTGAACAGCTCAGCGTTACACATGACCTGATCCTTGATGCTCATGAACTCAGGCGTAGGCACCACATAGTTGTGTGTCTTACGTCCTTCACGACGTATGTCACGCATGAACCAGTGGCTAGCTTCGCAGATACAGTCTAGCAACCAGCCACCTAGCTTGATGCGGTTAGCTGATCCCCAACACTTCCAATGATCTACGTCATACCTGTTCATGAGAGTAGTGACTACCTTCACCTTTTGGTGTGTACCAATAGATTTGTGAAAGTAATTCTCTTTGATGGTGTGCAGCAGACCAGGCACGTTGCGTTCGTAGTGACGCATCATGCACTCGTTCTCGATCGCTTGACCGATTGCATCAGTGACATTCTGAACCAAGGCATTCTTTTGTTTAGGACTGAATACCTTGTCAAACGTTACCTTGCAGGCGATGGAAGCAGCAGCTTCAGGCTCTATGTCCTTGAGGAATTGACGTATCTCACGAAAGGCTACGCCTGTCTTACCTTGGTTTATCCTGTTGTTAGTGTGCTCAATACGTGCAACCACATCAGGGATAAGACGCTCAATAGAAGCCACGCCGTACACACTAGCTGAGGCATAGGTTCTTTCCTCTAGTTTTGACGTGTTGTTGCGTAGTTCCTGCAGACCCTGAGAAATCTGTTGTCTCTCAAGCTTGATCTGCGCTGCGATGTCTGCAAACTTGGTCAATCACTCCTCATAGTTGGTGGTCAGTTCATCAAATGCTTGCTCCATCATGAGATAGAGCA